CTGCGAGGGATCTGGGATTCTTTCCCGAATCTCAGAGGCAATGTCTTGATCTACCGTGACCCTCACGCTCTTACACGCGAGGGCCCAGCGCTTGAGACTAGCCAAGCCGCCGAACCTCGAAAGAGGCTTGGCGGGCTTGACGCCCAGGCGCCGGAACACGGCAGACCTCTTGTCCCTGTCTGGTCTACCCGCAACTCTCTTCCGCCGGAACCTATCTCCTTCAGCGAGTCTCAACTCACTCTCGACGAGTTGACACTTGAAGGACTCAAAGGACTCCAGCGGTACGGACACCAAGTCCGCGCCCGACGGCGCGAGCTCCTGGTTGACGGCTTTCACCGCCTTCCAGTAGGCCTTTGGCTTGGGGATCCGTACGAGAGGACGCGGGTAGAGGCCCACCTCTCTGAACGGCTTCTTGCCGATGAGAGCGGCTCCGATCTCGGCACTCGGCCCCCTGGAAACCAGGGCACCGAGGCGAGACCGGAGACCGCGACCAACGGCAAGACCGCGACCCGTGTAGCCAAGTCCCCCGACCTCCACCGGAAGGTGGAGCCGGGGGTCGCACTTGACCCACGGGAAGCGGCTCTTAATAACCCTCTCCATCCGGCGCAACCAGAGGTTCTCAAGCCTCGGGTCCGCCTCCACCGGGGCCCGAAGGCCCGGAGGAGGAACGGAGGGGGGTACAAAGAGAGTCATTCCGTCTTCACAGTTCTCCCGGGGAAGGGCGAGGATCTCGCAGGCGGTCCACGAGTGGTCCGCCCTAAAGGTCTTCCCCTTGTTGAGCTGGGCACCCACGGAGGCGACACGGCTGGCGTAAACGTCAAGGGCATCGGATCCGATCCGATGCCGGCCAACCGCGTCGTCCCCATGAGTCAAGGATCGGCTGAACTTGCCGACCGCCCAAGCGCTCACCCAAGAGAGAACTATGAAACTGAGAGGTGTGCCCATCGGACTCCCTCTGGAGAACACAACTTCCCCGATCGGATCGGGAAAGCTCCAAGTTGTGTTCCCCACCAACCCGAGCGACCGTCTCGCCATAAGGTGATCCGCAGGGCGGATCGCCCCACGGCGGACGAGCGCTTCGATGACTACCTCAACCGCTGCGTGCGACAACCCGTCCGTTGCCTTGGAGAGGTCCAAGGAGCGGAAGGTGTGCCCGCGGCGGTAGTGGAGACCATTGGGAATCTCACGGGATTCGGAGTCGATCGTCCAGTGTCCAGGGGGCAACAGACGGGACGACTCGCGAATCCAGCTTCCTTCTACAAAGGTCCGCGCGTCGGGGACACCAACGACACGCACCTTGTAGCCGGGAGCCCTGAGCGCGGTTGCCTTCATGGCGAAAGGTTTCCCTTCCGCCCTGAGTGCCAGCAACCCCGCGCAGCGATAAGATTCCCTCATGTCTTCACTAACACCCGAACACGGCCTGAGGACGACGCGTGCTCTCGAGAGGCAGAACGCCCCAAGAGAGTCGCCAGCGAACTGAGAGAACTCAGCTTGCGTGGCGCCACGCTCCTCAAGCCCGTGCCCGAGGTGTTCGAGGTAGCCATCGATCCCGCCGCGAGTGGCAGGCCACTCGAGGCAGGAAGAGTTGGAGGAGGGAAGCCGCCTTGGTCCCCTCAGATTGCGTCGCGCTCGCCCCGAAAGCGAGACGAACGACCTGAGGGACACCAGGGCGGCAGCCGATGTGGGAAACGGTGCGCTCGCCATCATCGCCGCACTCTGAAGGTGCCGGGTCGCCTCCCTTGCAGGAGGTTCCGGCAACGACCTAGAGAGTCGGGTGAAGGCGAAACCATTCTCGGGGCTCCGTACTGCCAGGCGGCAGAGGCAGTCGACGACATCCTTACGGATGCCGCACGGCTGCACCTTCCACCTCTTGGAGTGCAGAGAAGCCCCACGGATGTTGTGGCAAAGCTTCTTCACACAGTCGACCTGATAGGCGACACCCCTAGGGGCGGACCTACAGGCCCACTGATGAAGAAACCAGGCCACGCGCATCGAATCCCAGCCAGACAGGACAAGACCGCTCCAGCAAGCTGTCCAAACTTGCTGGAGTGGAGACATATCGCC